ATCTTCCATCTTAGTCAACTGCTCAGACGTGTGCCCATTCATCAATGCACTTGCGATAAGTGCAATTATTGTTTCCATTCTATTCTCCTACTTCTGAAACTGCAGAACATATCGTCTGCCATCTACATAGAACCTAATAGTCGAATGACTATATACATCTACATATTGTTCTGATACCGTAGTCACATCATTGCATACTACTTCTTGTCTATATCCAACAACGTTTTGTTTTGTTTTAGGTTGTGCACCTTTATCAGCACCAACTAATCCACCCATTATTGCACCAATTGCTGCACCTTTGTCATTACCGGTTACAGCTTTTCCACCTGCTGCTCCTAAGAGCATACCGATCAGTGCACCACCAGATGCATTACCTTGCTGAGTAGTCGTACCATATATAGGAACGTTCATGTTCTGACACAAACGTTCAGTTGATGGTGACTTTACTAACATAGTTTTTGTGTGATCATAGACTATTACGTCTTTGACTTTATCTTTTGCTACTACTGGTGTTGACAAAGCAATCACAGCTGCTGCCACTGCACTAATTTTTTTCACTATCTTCTCCTATCAAAATGTTAATTGTAACAACTTTGCCTTCATCAATATTGGCAATAAAATACTCAAGACCGTTCTCTCTTAAGACGGTCTTGATTTGTTCTAGCGAGCTCATATTCTATCAGCCGCTCCTAAGATGGTAGACCACATTTTCTTTGCACCATCATCGTCAGCGAAACCTTCGTCGCTAGCGAAATCCATACTAGATGATCCGTATACCACGTTAGCGATACCATACTTGCTGATTAAATCAACGCCGTCTGCAATTGAATCAGCCCGTCTGCCAATTTCACCTTTAGGTGTACCAATAGTAAAACTAATTCCACCTTCACATGCACTCAAATAATTAATTCCTAAAGTAGCCATTTTTTCACATCCTTCATGTTTTCTTCTATAATTATAATATAGCATGATTCATATTAGATGTACATACTTATTTTTAGTTTTGTGCATTTTTTTTAATATTTACATAATGTGTTACATTTATGTCACAGCGTGATGTCTTACATTTTTTACTGCATCTGGTACGCGTGTCGGATATTCTCCTAAAAAGGTTCCTGCTTTGAGATCATCTACTTTGATGTGATCCTTATGAAAGTGATCAATATTGTCCCATTGTTCTAGCATTGTTTTTGCTAGCCTATCAAAGGCTCCGTCTGACACCAATGGATTATCTTCCACGTAATATGCGTAAGATGTCATAAGATACCAAGGAACTGTCATGTTCAGGTTTTTTTCTGTCACTTCTCTCATTATCTTGTCTATCATCTGTGTTCCTGTTAGTTTGATGTCTGGATAAGGTATGGACATAATTTGACCAGTCATCACATGGATCATCATCCGCATGAGCTTTACGCTCATCAGATAATACCATATGTCTGTCCTTTATTGTTAACTCAAGAATATTTATATCAATATACCTTTATATCGACATTTTTTCCTTTATTAAACTTTAAGTTATCGTGTTTGTCCATATGCAATACTATTTGTGTATCAGAAAATTCTTCAAACATCTTTTGCCATATGGTACGCCAATTATTTGTTAGACGTGTATTATTATGATCACCACGGTCTGATTGTAAATAAAAATCTGTAGCTGATGACAAGTCAAAGTTAAACATAGAATCAAATCCGTATAGATGTACCGTACTAGGTTTAAACTTATTTAATCCATAATGAGTTGCCATATGCCCACAATTAAAATCAGTATAACCAGCTACATATTTTGGTAATACAGTATAAAATTCTCTTATAATATGTGCATTTTTTATATAAAAACCTTGATTCTTTTCCATATATTTTTGAGGTCGCCATCCTAATACCCACGGCTGTGGCGGTATTACGCCGTCTTTATTGATTGCATTCATCATTTTAAAATCAACCATTACAGTTGCGTACGCATCAGGTATAGGTATATGCGGAATATTGCATGTTAGCTTACGGCCTTGTTGATGTTTATAAAGTAAAGCTGAAGGTCCATTACCAATTATAAAAAGAGTTTCATTCATTTAATCATCTCACGTATTGTGTCTTTTCCTTTTGCTCCAGTCCAATGAATAATTTTAGGATTTGCAGGAGCTGTATTATCTTTAATATCAAGTCTTAATGTATTATATATTCTAGGTAATTCATTAATATGTGTAAGCTCTCTCAATGAATCTCCACCTAGCATCCAGTTCAGAACTTCTTGATCACCAACTTCATTATGTTTCTTTTCCCATATGATTCGTGCCCATTCTCTTAATATTGCAGGTCTCCCTGTGAATGCAACTACACCTGAGTTAAACCATCTGCCTCTCTCAGGCCTACGTGTGCACCATGGTTGATCAACTGCAATTGCAATTCTTCCTTCTTGGACATAATCAAAAATACTATTTAAATTACCACGTATTTCACAATCGGTATCAATCCAACAAACATTATCTCCCCATGTAGATGCCTCTAGCATAATCTGAGGTTTCTTAAACCAACCATCTAGTTCTGGATAACCTTGGTCAAAGTCAACTATGTATAAATCGTTATCATCACCATGATACTTTTCAAATCGTTCTATTAACCACGGTAACATCCATTTATTTTTCTCATCACATCCAGTCACAAATATATTTTTCATTATGTTTCCCTTGGCTTCTGCGGCATAGTGAATAATGCTTTTACATGGTGCGGATGTACATTACTTGGTTGTCTTGCAAATATTACCCAACGATATCCTTGACCCATTGTCCAATCAGGATATTCTTGTTCAATAAATTCTTTCATACTAGTGCCAGTAGTAAATACATCATCACAAATCATAATCTGATCATTAGGATCACCACTTGCATACGTATTCATTGCAGTTGCGAATGGAATACCACCTCTCGGAATGCCTACTGCTTTATAAAAAGGCCTTGTTTGAAAATCCATTACCATACGTGCAAGTCCATCCCACCATTCTGGCCGTATGGCATCACACTCTATTTTCCATGGTAACGGTAGACCGGCGTGACTGATAAAGTCTCCTACTTCAAATAAATTTGCTTCTGTACTATATGTCATATTAATAGCTTTGTGCTAATCTCCACATTAAATATTCTTTTGATTCGATTGGCTCATACTTTTGCATTTCACCCTTACGTAAATTTTTAACAATTGTACCAGGTGTAGGATCTACAAAGTGTGGCATCGAATATCTTTGTTTATGTATGTGACTATTTACCACTCTATGTTTAGTGCTCTTAAAATAGTCATTTGTCCAGCGTTGTAATAAGTCACCAATGTTGCAAACAACACCATCATCGGCATAAGGCACAGGATGCCATGTACCTTCTAGATCTTGAACCTCTAGGCCTGGAACATCGTTAATCTGCCATAACAAAGTAATAGTTCCATAGTCGCTATGTTCACCGATGCGCATTTGTTTATTTAACATAGGACCATCATATGCTGGATAATGTATGACTCTTGTTGTGTTAAACGGTATTTTATGCGCGTCTACTAATGTAGTGCCGGTATTTAATATTGTATCAAACTTTTCTAAAATTCGTAATGTTAATCTATCGGCAATAGCTATACTACCTAATGCATCGGCTTTAAAACCATCAAGTTCAGTAGGCCATAAGTGATCAGGCATTCTTATGTCGTTATAATTATATGATTCTTTAATATCTTTTGGTGCAGTAGGATCTACGTTTTCATCACCTACCATACTATAACCTAAATTAGTATCACCTTCATAAGGATATTTTTGTTTTGTTTTTATAGGCAAATCAAAAAACGATTTCATTTGTTGTTGCCAAGCACTCATATCTACCTTGTCATCAGAAGGTAATGCATTAGTAAATACAGCGAAGCCTACCGTTGAGTAGGCTTCGTCTATACGATCTAAAGCATCTGGTGCTTCTAAATCAATTACTGGTATCATTAATTAGGCAACTCTGCATCAATACCTTCTACATAGTACATCATACTATCTAGATGTCCTCGGTCAGCGACTTCGCCATCAGCTAGTTGAAGATTACCTTTGTTGTCCTTAAGTGGACCGGTAAAGGCAAAGTATTCACCGTCTCGAATTGCATCTTTGACAGCCTGAGCTTTAGCTTTCACATCATCTGGCATATTTGTGAATGGTGCCATTCCAACTGAACCATCATTCATATGTCCGAAGTAACAACCGTCTGGTCCATCACAACCTGGTGTCCATGTACCTTCAAGTACTTGACGTACTTTTTCTATATAGTAAGGTCCCCAGTTATCGATAGTAGCTGTCAATTGTGCTTTAGGTGCAAATCGAATCTGATCACTCGCTTGTCCAAAACCATGAAGTCCACGATCTTGTGCAGCCTGCAATGGTGAAGGTGAATCTGTATGTTGAGCAATCATATCGCAACCTTGGTTCATTAATGCGTCAGCTGCATCTTTTTCTTTACCTGGATCATACCAAGTATAAACCCATACGATATCAATCTCTACAGCTGGATTTACACTTTTAGCACCAAGATAATATGTGTTTATTTCACGAACAACTTCAGGAATCGGATATGCCGCAACATAACAAATCTTATTTGTTTTTGTCATTAGGCCTGCAATAACACCTTGTACATGTCTTGCTTGATATAGCCTTAAGCCATAGTTAGCCATGTTTTTGCCATTTGTCTTATATCCTGTGGCATGTTCATACTTTACATTTGGAAACTTTTCTGCTACTTCCAACATTGGATCCATATATCCAAACGATGTTCCGAATATAATGTCTACACCTTGCATTGACATTTGTGTAAACACACGAGTGGCATCTGCACCATACGCTACACTTTCCACATACATTGTCTCAACTCTATCGCCAAATGCTTCTTCTATTTGTTGACGGCCAATGTCATGTCTATATGTCCATCCATGATCGCCCGTTGGGCCAACATAGACAAATCCTACTTTTACTTTTTCTTTTGCTTCACCAGCGAAAGCTGACATACCTAAGCTTACCGCCACTAATGACGCAGCAATTAATTTTAATAGATTCATTTCTTTTCCTATTTGTTAAATGATTTCATAATCGTCATTCCAATTATGTTTAGCTAAACAACCTGCTTCTTTTTGTATTGTAGTGAATGAGTCTTTACATGTTACCGGCCATGGGTGATATTCTTCTAACCATGGAAACCAATGCTTATTAAGATATACGTCTGTAGGCTTAGCATTAATTACTCCGTTAATAAGTAAGTCAGCACCTGTTTTGTTCAGTCGATATGCGTGTGCGCCAGGGAAATATGGTTTTGATATAAGAGGTCCAATACCTAAATATAATGGTTGCACCCATTTACCATATGATGGTTCACCTAGATTTACACACCCATAATAAAATAGTGGATCTGGAATTGGCCCTAGTAAATAAGCATCATGCTCAAACACTGTTACTTCGGTATTTTCTTTTGATGCTATTTCCCATAGGCTATAATGCGACAAGAACGCCGCCATGCAATTTTCTAAACGAGAGTATTTTTCTACGAATCCGTTTTCAGGAATCCCACGTTGTATATATGCTTTTTTAAGATTTGTGTTTTCTGGTGTACATGCTGGGAAATGTTCTATCTCTAATCCGTGTGCTTTTCCAGATAATATGCAACGGTTTGCTGCTTCTACGGACTTCTCATTGTCCATAATTGTTATTACATAATTTTTCATGTTGTAGTGCTGGGTAAACCTTGTATTCTTGTATAATGATTCTTAGTCACACCCATTCCTCTCACTAGTTGTTTACACATTATTGCGTCATTAGGCCATAAGCCATATTTAAAGACGGCTGACATTACACGTTCAGCTCCGTCAGGTGTTATTATATATGCCGAGTTTCCGGCTATACCCTGTGGTATGTTAAACTCATCGATCGATGGTACATTTTGTACGAAGTTAAGATCTAGTTCTATTAATCTTTTAAAATCCCTTGATTTTCTTGTTGCTCCGAGTGGATCATTAATGCCAATAATGTCATAATCCCATTCTAGAATCACATCAATAGGAATCTGTTTAATAAAATATGCATCGTGTTCTAAGATAAGAAACGTTTCTTTTGTTTCAAAGCACTCAGCCCATAATCTAAAATGACTCATAGCACAAGCCATTCTTGCTTTAGGATCTCTACCAACATATGCTCTTTTTATTAGACCTGTTGCAAAGTCACTGACTTCACCTTCCCATGGATAATTCCATGTGATGTCAAAATCTCTCATTTCAGATTCTGCTGTGAATGGCGTTGAGGCATCAAAGCTATTAATAGAAAACTCTTGTTGAGTATCTTGATAGCTTTTTAGTAAACGATTAAATCCTAATTCGGATGTCTCATTACCTGGTATTACGATTACTTGGGCTCTCATCACTTTCTCTTAATAACTGTATAGCCTACATTATCAGTACCACGTTCAATAATCTCAAAGGGCCCTAACCAACAAAGATATTCAATGCCTTCATATAGAGCAGGTACTGAACTTGTATCATGGAATACAATATATCTTTTTGCAAACGGAGCATGTATTTTTAGTTCAGCTTCCATGTGTTGTCGCTTATGTACAGAGTCTATAAGCATTACATCGCATAATTTACCAATAGAACCAAGAGCTAGTGAATTTGCTTCCTTTACAACTAATTCAATATCATTATCTTTACAATACTTAGAAGCAATAGGAGCTAGGAACTTATTATATCTACTCATATCAATATCAATTAGTTCCATATATTTTACGTTGGTTTGCATAACAGCAGCTGCTGTACCGCCTTGATGAGTACCAATTTCTTTATACGAAGTACAACCTTCTTTATTAAAAAGATTTACTAAAGCATCATGTTGAGCACAATAATTATCTCCATGGGCAGCTTCTTGCTGTGATCTAATCTCGTTGTAAAATTCTTTTAAGGTCGTTACATGCCCTAGTTCAGCATTAATCATAATTTTATTGTCCTAAGTTTATCATATCATACTCATTAAATCTTGTACATTCTCTCCACGATTTGGTAATTTATCTTTGAGAAAGAAATGTATAAAATTGCATTCTTTAATATTTGTATTTGCTGCAAACAATCCATTCCATTTCCAGTCTAAATTGTTTACTACCATTTGTTCTTTCTTTACCCAATAATTAAGTAAAGTTTGGTCTGTTGACCATTTCCATGGGCCTACACCATCTACAAAGTTCTTAAACTCTGTTCGGCGTATAAACTGTTCAGGTGTTTGGCCTTGCAGATATTTACTAATAGATTTATTAATTACCATCATACCCATATTGTAAAAGTCTGCACCTAAATTATTCCAATCAAATAATTCAGATATGCTATTATGTGCATATTGCATTCTACTATAGTTGTGAATCTTTGCCTGATATTCAGGCGTGATTGCCATAGTACGTTCTATAACTCCAGCAAAATCACAATCAGTGCCACTAGCGCTAAAAAGACATTCGTCACAATCAGGCCGTATAAAAATATCAGCGTCAATAATAGCAATTTGATCGTACGAGTCGAGGTAAGCGAAAGCATTTTCTTTCTCATAGATCGGAAGGAATCCACCATATTTTTCATATGATTCTCTGCTCCTGTTTGTTGTAAAAATATCCGGCGCAATACGTAGAATAGGCTCACGTTGAATAATATATTCTGAGCCTATTCTATCTGCGTATTCTCTTACACTTTGTGTACAGTGATCATATAATTCTGACCGCTTGCCGGTGTACACTTGATATATCAATTTCTTCATAATAATACTTATCTTTATTTTTTAGGCTTAATATCCATTGACATTTCGCCACCTTTGCCTTTGCCTTTTGTGTAAGCTTGAGCACCAAAAAATGCTGCAACCAAACCGGCAATAGCGACAAAATATGTTGGTGCAATATCACCAATTATTTGTGCTGCTTTATCTACACCTGCAAGACTTGTGACGAGGATGAGTACAGGGTAAAGTAACATACCCCATAAAGCAAACCAAGCCATAGCACGAATTTGGTCTTCCTTAGCATCTTCATTCTTAAATCTTTCACGTTCTTGTTCTAATCTCATTAGCTCTTCAGCCTGTTTCATTTCTTCGTCGGTTATAATTCCGTCGCCGTCAACATCGAGTTCATTAAATATGGAATTATCTTGAAGAACCTTTTGTTTCTTCGCCATTAATCTCTCCCAGTATTTGTTTTGATAGTTCCATCACGGGTTTATAATTTTTTCGGAACCTATTTTTTTTATGCCCTTCTTGTACGAAGTGCTCGATGTTATTTATAGTACCATTAAGGTCTGGCAAATTAAAGCCACGGCCTGTCTGTACTAGTTCTTCCCATTGGCTTCTCATATTCAGGACTGTAAAGAAATTCATGTGTGTATTTTCCTTTCACTAAACGGATATCTTTTGTTGTTTTCCAGTATAACCAACTCATCATACAATGATCAGTATCAAAAAATATAACTGTGTCAATTAGCCATACTAAATTTGATTGACCATCTCTTTTCTTCTCATACTGGTGAGCAGAAAAGGTTTGATTAGATGCACCACCTAAAATTACATTAAATAATACAGAAAGTGCAATTCCAATTCTTTTAAAATATTTACGCAGGCGAGGTACGTATTTCACGACGATAAGCTTCGATCGCTTTGAATAAATCATCAGTCCAATTATCCCTATGTTCTTTAAATAATAACGGTTGCTCGTTATCAACATCCATTATGGTTACAAGATTTACGATAGGCATACCCGTTCTTTCTTCCCACATAATTGCATATGCAGCTTCTTGCATAAAGTAATTTGTGATTTTATCTTTTGTCTTTATCCTCTTTGAAGTCTTAAAGTCAATAATAGATGGTACGCCATCAAATATACCTACGCAGTCAACACGACCGGCAACACCTAAATGCTGTGAATATAATGGACATTCTTGTTCATATATCTTATCTATTCTGTGAAGGTAAGGTTTTAGATTCTCCAAAGATGCTATAATGTCTGGAGTCCATTTAGTTGCATCATATTCATTATCTAAATATTGTTCAACTATTTCGTGCACTTTTGTGCCTCGAGTAGAAGCTCGACGTGAAATTAGGTTAGCTTCTGCTTCTCCTACTCTTTTTCGCCAGGCTCTGATTGCATCGCGAGAAAGTAAGCTAAGCACAGTGGTGATACTAGGATATCTGTTACCATCCGGGGCTTTATAAATACGACCGGTATCGGTCGTGTCTGCGTCGAGGTCGTCATATCCCAGTTCTATCTTTTCGTGTATAAATTGTTTCATCTTTTTCATTCACCTTAATCATAATATCGTCATACTCTTTTTCAGAAAATTTAATCTTTGGCGTTGTATTGCCAAGTGATATATTCTTGTTTCGACCTTTCTTTTTATTTCTAGGATCGAACCGAGCATATTTAGCCATGACTATTATCCTTTTCTCATATACATTTCTTTGGCCATTATATAGTCACGAACAACTCCAGATCTTACAATGTCTTCCCAACCAAATTCAACGGTTGTGAAGTTTTTGAGCTGCTCTGCTATTTGTATAAAATCTATTAATCCGTTTTTTTCATCGTCATATTTAAAATCAGACTGATGATAATCTCCACAAAATATAATCTTACAATTCCTACCTATACGTGTAATAACTGAATCCAATTCATGGAAGTTCAAGTTTTGCATTTCATCAACAACCACAATTGTATCATTGAATGTCACACCACGAATGAACGAAGTTGATTCAAAGTTAAGAAGCTTTTGTTGTTCAAGTTTGAACCAAGAATCTTTATCATTAAAAAGCTCTTGTAAGATACTTTTATATGGTGAGGTATAAGCTTCTTCCTTTTCGCTTTTTGATCCTGGTAGATATCCGATCTCTCTTGTCGGTACTATAGATCTAACAAGTGTTACATTATCATAAACAGTTTCTCGATCTAATACATCTTCTAGTGCAAGATGCAAAGCAAGAAATGTTTTGCCGGTTCCTGGTGAACCTGACATAATAATATTATCTCCGTCATCCCACGCATTACACACTTCTTCTTGCGCTGGAGTCATTGGCTCTAAAGTAAACAAGTTTTCAAGTTTTACCATAGAGCTTTTAGCACTTCGTCTAGACATTAATGTTGCTACGCCGTCCGCTATTTTTCTTAACTTCTTTTAATACGTCTTGCCAACCAGTACCAGCCTTTGAGATATTTGACTTACCTGCATTTGCTGCAATTTTAATTGGCTGAATAACGTGTCTCAATCGTTCATCTTTATTTAAAGTAATTTTGAGTTGCTCATAACTCATGTTTACTTCCCAAGTTTCTTGAGTCTCTTTGTTTTCTAACGTATAGATCGGCATAATATTTCCCTTAAAAAAATATATATAATTATGCTACGTTGAACCATTCTGGTACATCACGCTTTGTCCATACCATATTGAATCTATCTTTTTTTGTTTTATAGTATTCTTGGTATGATTTAACTGTATTACTTTCGTCAATGCATTGAGGTTCGTGTGTCATTGCAAGCTTAAACTTTGTGAATGGTACATGTGGTATTCTTGTAGGTGGCTTAATTAGCCAGTATTTTAGTCTTTCCGTACTATGACTTTTACCATAGCGATAAGTATATTCTTTTAATAAAGCAACAAAGTGATCATAGTGCCAATGATAATTGTACACTGATTCCATAGTCCATATAGTACATGGATGTTTATGGTGAACTGCTTTGTAAAGTACATCTTCGAACTCTTGATTTGGATGTACCCAGTAATTAATTATTCTCTTACCAGATTTTGAAGGACGTTTTTCGACGTATCCATCCAGCATCCGATGAGCTGTAGATAACATTTGCGCTGACTCTACAATCATTTTAACAACATGTTTGTCACATTGCAATTGAGCAGCTGTCTTAGGATTACGATCTAGGACAAAAATATTCATAGTATACTCCTCCGCTTGATAGCGATAATTTATTATACACAGATTTCACGGAGAAGTACACAGTTAATTTCCTCCTAACCTACTTTTTTCAGTTCAGCAATGTGGTAGTCTAAAAAGTCTTTACGTTTACGCACCTTGTTAGCAATGTCAATCTTTCCCTTGTCAACCAGTTTATGTACATAATTTTCTAACTCTCGTGAATCCCTCTTTAATCTCTCGATCTTTGCTGATATCATACTTGCTTATCTCCTAAGTAAAAAAACCACCGAAGCCGAAGCTCAGTGGTTGAATTTAGTTTGTTAGAATGATTGCCTCATTAGCCTTCGTCTTTCAATAATCCTGGAAAGGCTTCGTCGATTACTGGTCGACTTACACCTTCCGGTTTTGTCTTACTGATCATAGCTATGACCAATTTAGCATCTTCGGGGTGAATGCCTTCTAAAAGTTGAATATATCGTTTCTCTCGATCGAAAGTTTTTAGGTTGTCTCCTGGACCACCCTTTACGAACCATTGAAATTCTTTATTCTTATTTACAAGGTTAGTTGGTACACTTTCAGGCTTGTTCGGAGTATAAGGAGGTGCTCCGTCAGGCAGGTTGAAAGTAACAGTAGTGTCAGTTGACCCACGCAAAATGTCTTTTAAAGCCCATGTTTCATTGTCTTTTAAAATCTTAATTTTGTCAGCTTTTGCTCGTTTCTTACGTACATCTTCTAACACTTCATGAACAAGTTTCATTAAATAAATTCTCCTACACATTCAATCAATAATTTACATCGTTTTTGAACAAGGTAAGGAAACACTTTAGGACGATTGCCCCATGGATCCTGCTGTTCGAAATTATTTATAATACTTTCTTTTACAGGTTCGGGACAATTTGTCAGATCTATTAATTGCTGATTCCTCTGATAATTGCGGTATATTTCATCACCAAGCGCGCGTGGATCATCCAGTAAGGCCGCCTTCTTCTTGGCGGATAATATACCTTGTCTTCTGCCGTCTACAAAAACATCATCGTCTGATAATACATTTGGTACACCATCACCTGTGTCACCTTTAAGAATGTGCTCAGCAAGATATGTACGAGGATTAGGTTCAACAACGAACTTCTTGAGTAGAGGTGAAAACTGTCTAACATTCTTGTGAACTTGCAATTGTTTAAAGTCACCATCAGCTGAGACTATCATAACAGGTTCATGTTTGCCAAACTCTTGTGTCTCTAATGCAAGCTGTGCAATCACGTCATCGGCTTCACACCCATCTTCATGCATAACTTTGTATGGAAAGTTTTCTTGTATCTCTTCACGTACTAAATTAATAATACGAAACACTTCATTCCAATCAATAGTAGACTCACTACGTTTCTTTCTACGTGATGCCTTGTATTGAGGAAATGCATCTTTACGCCAATTGTTCATACCGTCTGCAACAACAACCATCTCACCATATTCTTTGTGAAACTTCTGTCGATACATACGAATCGAATTAAGTATCATGTGGCGGATCAGACCTTCGTCTGCCGCCAACTTTTGTACTGCAACATTGCCGATCGCAATGGCGTTATAATCAAGTAATATCATTACCAATCCTTATATTCTTGTTCCACATTCTCATTGTAAGAAAATCCTGCATTATATGCATTGATCTCATCTTCACTCATTTGTGGTTCGTCGATGAGTTCTGAAGTGCCAGTAGCACCAGTATACAAATGAGGAAAACGGCCACGCCTGTAATAGCTATCAGCCATGCCACGATCGAAAGCACCTCCGTGCCTTCTGTCCCGTGAATCAATGTCCACATTGTAGAGTTTTCCACCATAATAATATGTTCCTTCTATTGGAGGGTGAACTGTAATAAAACCATCGTCTTCAATCAAAGGTGCCATAAGCCAACGTC